ATATCCTTCAAAAACACTTTCGCTAGTAACCTTGAAAGAACCAGCAACGTGCAATTTTTTACTTGGACTAGTCGTCCCTATACCTACGTTTGCATTATTACCTAATATAACTGTGTTTGAATTAGTCAATGTAACGTTTGCTCCTACCGCTGTAGAGTTTGTAATCGTGGTAGCTGTTCCGTAAGATGCATTATATCCTAAAAAAGTATTACTAGTGCCGGTTAAATTTCCTGTTTCATATCCTGCTTGATAACCTAGTGCTGTATTATTAGATACTGTGTTATTATATAATGCTTCGTGACCTACTGCTACGTTACTTGTACCTGTAGTGTTACTAAACGCTGCTTGGAAACCAATAGCAACATTATTATTTGCTGTGTTGTTTCTTAATGCTCGTCTACCGACAGCTATGTTACTATTACCTGTTGTATTTTGTCTTAATGATTCAACACCTAACGCTACGTTACTTGCTCCTGATGTATTTGTAAGCATTGCATTATTACCTACAGCAGTATTATTAGAACCTGTATTGGATACTAAAGTTAATTGACCTACTGCAATATTAGCAAAACCTGTTGTATTATCTCGTAATGCTCTATCTCCTAAAGCTACGTTTGCATAACCTGTTGTATTACTTTTTAATGCTTCAAAACCTACTGCTGTAAGATTTGATGCTGTGTTGTTTCTTAAGGAATCATTACCAACTGCAGTATTATAAGAACCTGTAGTATTTACATATAATGATGTACGACCTAATGCGGTGTTAAAATTACCTGTAGTATTTAAATTTAATGATTGTCTACCTACTGCTGTATTATTTGCTCCTATTGTATTATTACGCAATGCAAGTGAACCTATCGCGGTATTATCATTTGAGGTAGTATTTGAATATAACGATTGATAACCTAAAGCTACATTTCCTGCACCTGTAGTGTTAATAAACATTGCACTTACACCAACTGCTGTGTTAAATCCTGCTGTAGTATTATTTGCTAAAGCATAAGAACCTAACCCTACATTTTGTGCACCTGTAGTATTATCTTTTAATGCTTCATTACCAACTGCTGTGTTGTTAGATGCTGTGTTATCTCTTAATGCGTGATAACCTAGAGCTACATTAAAGGTACCTGTAATGTTAGCAAACATTGCAGCATATCCTACTGCTGTATTTCTAGATGCTGTGTTGTTTTCTAATGTTGACGTTCCAATTGCTACATTACTTGAACCTGTAGTGTTATCAAACAATGACAGATGACCTAATGCAGTATTGTTTGAACCTGTAGTATTATTATATAATGCCCTATAACCTAAAGCAACTAAATTAGCTCCTGTTGTATTGTCTAATAATGTTTGATGACCTACAGCTGTATTATTAGATGCTAAGTTAATATGTAAAGATTGATAACCTAACGCAACATTATTACTTCCTGTTGTATTAATTTTTAATGATTGTAATCCAAGTGCAACGTTAGATGTACCTGTAGTATTACTTAACAATGCTTGATATCCTATAGCTGTATTATTAGCTGCTGTAGAGTTTATTAACGCTTCTACACCTATTGCTATATTATTATTACCCGTTACATTTGTAAACAATGCAGCATATCCTATAGCTACGTTATTACCACCTGTTTGATTACTATATAACGCTTGAAAACCTAATGCTGAATTATTATTCGCTGTAGTGTTATTATACAAGGATTGCATTCCAATCGATGTATTATTAGAACCTGTAGAATTACTAAATATAGCAAGTCTTCCTACCGATGTATTATTAGCACCTATAGTATTAGTATATAATGATGCTGCACCTACTGCAACATTATTTGAACCTGTAGTGTTGCTTATTAAAGCATCTTTACCATAGGCAGCGTTTGTGTCTACACCTCCAGCGCCTATTCCATACACGCTACCATCGTCCCTAACTCTAAATAATTCAGTTGTTGCAGAGTTTTGTACTAATAGAGCTGTTGTTGCAGATGTTGTTCCAGCTCCTTTAACTTGAAGTTCAGCAGTAGGCGTGTCATTAATATTAGATGTACCTACAAATAAAGGTTGAGTAAATATTACTTTATTGCTTCTAAATCTTGCTACATATGTCCCGGCGTCGACTACAGTTGTTGGACCGCCAACTGTAACATAAGAAGTACTGTATCCTAAAAACGCGCCTGCTGCATTATTTAATCTAAGGTAAGGTGTTGTAGTGTCTCCATATATGTACCCGCCAGTTCCGAGCTCAATATTACCTTCTACAGATAAAGTTTGAGAGGGACTTGTAGTACCAATACCTAAACCAGTAGATGTCATTCTCATTATCTCTGTAGAAGCAGATAAGAAAGATATTTGACCTCCAGTAGTGTAGCCTCCTTTTAAAGACATTCTATTACTTAATGCTTGGATTATAGCGGTACTATTAGTGCCGTATGCTAAGTTTAGATTTCCTACAGGAAAAGACTCTGAATTACTATTGTATATTTTTCCATACGTAACAGGTTGAGAAGTTTCTAAATATAATCCGTCATTAATTGTACTTGTTCTTACTGTTAGTTTATTAGCAGGACTAGTCGTTCCTATACCAACGTTGCCTGAGAAGCTTGAGGTTCCACCACCTGACTGGGTTAACGTATCGTCTATTGTAACAGCTCCGTTAAAATAAGCATTTAGCTGGTTGTAAAAAGCGAATGATGGGTGAGCCGCAGAAGAACCTACCGCTAGCTTACCTGTAATATTAGCATCACCTGAAACTGTTAGCTTTTCTGCAGGACTAGTAGTACCAACTCCTACGTTGCCGGCTGATGTTACGTTTATTTTTTGTTGATATATAGATAAGTCATTACTTGATTTAGACAGGAATTCTGTGTTACCAATACGCAGCGTACCGGAGTTTGTTATGTTTATTGAGTTAGAATATAGAGTCGAAGTTCCTATTCCAATTCCAGATACAATAGCATTACCGTCTACATGAAGCTTTTCACTTGGACTAGTAGTACCTATACCTACGTTACCAGTATGTTCAAACATAATCCTTGCATTACCACTACTGTCACTAAGGTAGACACCATTAGTGCCAGAAGCTAAATACCCGGGTGTTGCGTCTCCGAATTTTATAACGTTTGTTAGGTTTGCTGAAGATACCTTAACATCTAACTTAGCCCCAGGATTAGTAGTTCCGATACCTACGTTACCGTTGCCCTTTATTGAAAATAAATCACTTGACCCTGCTGCATTTCTAACATACATAGCAAAGTCTGATGAACTTGAACCGGCATCTAATAATAATCCTGATTGCGTGCCTGTACCAACGTCATTATTTATATAAGCACTCCATCCTCCTACTGTGTTTACTACGTGTAAAGGCGATGTAGGACTTGTAGTACCAATACCTACGTTATTACCACTGACTGTTATAGGTGCATCCGTTAAAGTATTAGATGTACCTGAACCTGACCATAATGCTACTTTTTGACCTGTACCAGACCCGTCTAATACAGAAGAGTTATCTACTTTTTCCCAAGCGTCTGTAGCCCCTTGCTCTACAAATACAGCCCAGTCACCAACTTTCCAATCAGTTATACCATCTAAATTAGTAGAACCATCCGTTGATACTATATAAAAATGACCTGTTGTGCCTGATCCACTTGTAAGTGTTGGTGTATTTGTAGCTGCATCCCACGTTCCTTGAAATACTAAACCTGCAGGTATTGTACCTATCAAGTTTTGTACAAATGCTGTAGTAGCTACTGTAGTGTCGTTTGTTGCGTTTGCTTTTGTTACAGCTGTAGTTGCTGTATTTATTGTGCCGTTTAAATCACCTGAAAAAGTGGTTGCAGTTGCAGTTCCTGTTACACTAACGCCTGTGCTTGTGGTTTGAAGTTTAACACTATTATCGTATCTTATTTTTACATCTGCGTTTTCATTTATTTGTATTCCGTTTTCACCGTTACTTGCATTTAGGTTTATTTGGTTAGAAGAAATATTCAAAGTACCTGTACCTGTATCAGCAATATAACTATTAGAACCGTCGTGATATATTTGAAAGTCAACTGACGAACCAAGTCTTATTCTACTATTGTCTACAAGGTTTATATTGCCTCCTGATATCTCTAGTCCACTTGATGCTCTTATTTGACCAGTGACATCTAATTTAACTCCAGGACTAGTTGTTCCTATTCCTACGTTGCCACTATCAAGCACCACCATATCTGCAGATGAGAATGCTCCGCTTCCAGCAACTAATGCTATGCCGGATAAAGACGTGTCGTAACCTATTTTGCCTTTTTGAGACGAATTTTCGCGGAAATTCAATACAGAGTCATTACCTGTAGCAGAATTTAAAAATATTTGAGCTGCTGATGTTGAGGTGACATTCAGCCCCGCTGAACCAGGTTTTAATACAATACCTCCAGAACCACTAGCTCCAGTAACTACTAAATGTTTACCTGTATCTAGTTGGAAGTCCCATGTTTGAGAGTATAAACTGTCGGCGTTTCTAAGTCTTAATAAATTTACGGTGGTATCTGTATCGTCAGATATTTCAAGTTTATAGCCAGGATTAGTTGTGCCTATACCTACATTGCCGGCAGAATCAATACGCATTGCCTCCGTAGTAGTTACACCATTAGTTGATGTTGAAAAGAACATATCAGTGTCTCCCGCTCCCGGACTATTAGTTCTTATTGCTCCTATTTTAGCTGATAAACCAGAAGATGCTAATTTAAAATCAATATCAAATCCAGTATCATCAGCTCCGGCTTTATTTTCTAATTTTAAAGCACTTGAAACACCACCTTGGTCTTTTACTATATGCAATATATTGTCAGGACTAGTAGTACCTATACCTACGTTGACATTTTCAAAGGCAAAATTTCCAAGGGATGGAAATCCTATTTTATGGCTTGTATTACCAGCGTTTACAATACCATAACCACTATTTAAATGGAGATTAGCATTAAATACATAAGTGTCCCCAGCTACTGTTAATTTATAAGGAGGATTAATCGTACCAATACCTACGTTACCGTTAGAATGTATACGCATTTTTTCAGATCCATTTTGACCTAAAGCTAATACTGAAGATGCGCCGACTGCGTATATTTCATTATTACCATTTCTTGTAAGAAATATTTGATGACCTGTTGTTTTAAAGTTACCAACTGCTCCAGCGACTTCCAACTTCTCACTTGGACTAGTCGTGCCAATACCTACGTTACCATTTGTTCCTTCTATAAAAATAGATTGAGGATTTGTATCTGAACCTAAGCTTACATCTCTTGTAGATGTACCCTGTATATTTAAAGCACCTGATGAGTTAGATATTTGTCCAATGTCCGTAGTTCCTGTAAATATTTGAAATTCACCATTACTTTTTATGTTACCAGCTACATCAAGCTTTTGACTAGGACTAGTTGTTCCTACACCTACGTTATCTGAGCTATCAAGCCATAATGGGTAGTTAGAGCCTGATGTACCTCTTCTAAATGCTAAATCATTACCTGTACTAACACCTACTTGCCAAGTACCACCGTTAGACTCTAAAGCCATTTGCGGGTAACCAGCGTTAAATATGTGAAGCTTTTGACTAGGACTAGACGTTCCTATTCCTACGTTGCCGGAAGAAAGAATAGTCATTTTACTTCCTGCAGCAACTCTAAGAGTCATTTTATTATTAGTATGATCATATTGTATTCCACCAACACTATATGCTGCAGTATCAGAAAAATATAAATTAGATGATCCACTTACACCTGAAAGTATCTGAATTTGAGATGTTGAACTTGCAGCTGTTGAATTAGCAATTAATAAATCTGTATCCGAATGAGCAGTAGCAGTTCCAGAAGTTTGTATTATTGCTTTACCTGCAACATGTATTTTAGCACTAGGACTAGCAGTCCCAATACCAACATTATAATCATTGCTAGAGTTATCTACTTTTAAACCATCACCTACAGGTCCTACTTGTAGTATACCTTCAATAGTAGCATTACCAAATACATCTTGATCATTAAAAAATCTAATTGCCATTTATTTTTTTTATTATATTCCTACAGAAGTTACTAATACTCTTATGGAATTTGCTGGAGTTGCTCCAAATATAACATTTATTGTATTATTACCTGTTCTTACAACTTCTGCATACACAGTATCATTAATAACTGTATCATATAATTGAACCATAACATCAAATGTATTAAGATTATGTGTAACTATTCCACTAGCAGTTATAGTAGTTGCATATCCTCTAGATGTATGACCAGAATTTATATTACTAATTAACTGAAATGGATTTACAGCTTTAGTTGTATTTGATCCGGCTGTTGCTTCTGCATTACTTGCAATTAAAATTACACCAGGATTTGTTTCACTAGCACTTTGTGCTGTTTCAGTTGTAAATGAAGTAATTACACCATCTGTTAATGAGATTGTATTAATTATATCAATACCACTTGTTGTATTATTACCTACATCTATATCTGTATCAGTACCAACAGTAGGGTTATAAGAACCTGTAGTTTCAACACCTAACTCAACACCGCCATTTTTAATAGTTACTTCACCTGCTGCACTAACTGCAAAATTATCCGAACTAAATGAAGCAATACCAACTGTTGTTGTAGATGCTAAATCAATATTATTTTGAACTGTAGTCCAATCAGATAATGCAGATGGATTATCTGAATTTGCAATTAATACATCACCAACTCTAACTTGTTCAGTAAAAAATGTACCATCTACAGTTACTGTATAAGTCCATCCTTTCTTTATACTATTCGGGCTTGTTGTTAAATCAGGACTATTTGTTGAAGCATTATATCCACCTTGATAAATTAAAGCACCTGAACCTGCAAATGTTGTATCTACATAATTTTTTGTAGCTGCATCTTGAGTTGCAGTTGGATCAACTAAATTAATAATTTTATAATTATTAACTGATAAATCAGCTATTGGAGATGCAAGACTGCTTAAAGATAAAGTATTAATTAATGCATTATGAACATTACCTGTTGATGCAGAACTAACCATTAATGTATCACCACCTACAGGAGTCACTAATGCACCAGATGATAATATAATATTTGAAGAACCGGAATAATTAGGTGATATTGTACCAGTAGTAGTAATTGGTCCTCCTATTAATCCTGCTCCAGTTGCAATGTTTGTAACTGTTCCAACAAATTGATCTGTAGAATTAATTGTTACTGTTGTACCTGTTATACTTGTAGTTATATTAGTTCCTCCTAATATTGATATTGTACCACTTGCTGTAATTGCAGAACCTGATCCATTATCTGCAGCAGGTGTTATACTTGTTACAGTACCTGTATACTGATCTGCAGAACTTATTGTTAGCTCTGTCGCACTTGTTCTTGTTACCGTTGTTGTACCAGATCCAGTAATTGCTACATCGTTAGTTGTTGCATCACTTCCGCTTAGTCTTAAAGTTGTAGTTGATGTAGGAACATTAAATGTATAAGTAGTATTAAGTTCATTTCCTGATTGAATAGGTACCCATCCAGAACCTGTATACAACTGCAGTTTGTCAGTATTTGTATCATAGTAAATTTGCCCTTCTAAAGCACCTGATGGTGCACTAGAAAGGGGATCTATAACAGCATTTTGTAATTTACTGTTAGATAAGTTTAAGTCATTTATATATCTTATTGCCATAGTCTTAATTTAAATATGCAAACCCTGCAAAAGGTTCGTCAAAAGTTATTGATAATACATTTGTATTAATATAATTTATATCTCCAACAACAACTTGATTATTATTATCCACAACTGTAACAGATGGAAATTTGCCTAAATTATGTGTAATTGTCCAAACTATTAATGGAGTTGCTTGAGTAAATATAAATGTACCTTCAGATTTTAATAATAGTTCTAAATCGATAATAGTACAAACATTTGTTGGTGTTTCTGGACATGATAAACTTGCTTCTTCATTAACCGATACAAGTGGTTCAATAAAAACTCCTGGTATATTACTATAAATAACAGTTTTATTAGTAGCACTATTTTTCCAATCACATAAATATTTATCTATTGTTACATTAACTAAATTACTAAAACAACATTGAGTAATCCCAAGTTTTTGCTCACGATATACTCCATTTATTGCATTAGCAAATTTTTGTTGAATATCTATATTTTTTTTTAGTGCTTTATCCATAATTTAATTTATGTCAAGATGTTGATGCATTTTGTAAATTTTTTTGTTTTGCTTCCCATTCTGTTTTACATGTTTTATGTACAGTAATGCCGTTAACATTTGTTTTTTGACATCCGCAAGTAAAAGGTTTATTACAATGTTTACAATTCATAATTTTATTGGTTTTAAAATTTTTTATACTTTATATTTATTATCTCCACAATTTCCAGAAGGACATATAATCTTATTCAATCTTTGTTTTGCATAATTATATAATCTCATTCCCTTATCAGGCGCATTACAATATTCTACATTAGCCACGGCAGCATCAATTAAAGTTCTTATAAAATCCATTTCTTTTAATAAATCAGATTTTTCTGAATCAGGAATCATTGGTTGTACATCTAAATCACATAATACTTCATAGTATGTTGTCATTAATTGTGTTACTCTTAAATGATTATATTCTACAAATACTTTATCATTTGGAGAAACACTATATTTAATAACATATGTACCATCAGGTAAATTAGATTGAATAGTTCCGCAATCTTCTTTTTGAATAAATAATGCACATGCTGTTAAACACATATCAAATCCACTATCTACTTTTATTAATATTGTGCTTCTAAATCCAGGTAATGTAATTAATAACTCTGGACAATCTACTGCTAATTCTGTTGAATATTGGCTTGTGTCTTTAATACATAATAAACCGCAATTTGAAACGGTTGGTGTTTCTAAACTTAATATATGTTTTGTAGCCATGATAATTTTTTAATTGTGGGAATATATATATATATATAATATACAAAAATATTGATTAATATAAAATAAAAAGAGCAAGAGAGTTTGCACCCCCTTGCTCTATAAATTGTTTTAGAGTTTTGCTTCTAAATAATTATTATACAGTAAATGTTTCTAAAGCAACTCCACTAGCAGTTACTAAATCAGCCATAAGTGCATTCATTTCAGCTTCAGCTGCAGATCCATTTTCTACATAAATTTTGTATAAATACTGATCATTATCAAATACTCCAGAAGGATTATTATATCTAGGAACTGTGTGTTGAATATAATATGCTACATAAGTACTAGTTCTATCTACAGCAGCAAGAAGCTCATCTGACATTTCAATTTCACGAATACGTGCAGAATCAGCATTACCTTGGTTATAAGGAGACTGTCTGTAGTTTTCAGATAATAGTAAATCTCTAATTACTGTTTCACCTAATGTTTGAGCAGATTTTCCAGTAACGGATGTAGCAACACCACAATCATTACAAGGATCACCAGTTTCATCAAGTAAACTTGGAATAATTGTTACAGGATCTTTACCATAAAAATCTCTAGTATCAAATGAACAATCTCCAAATTTAGTATCTACATAAGCTCCAATAAAGTTTGCTTCTGCACTTACTTGATCTGTAATAGGATCAGTTGAAGGTGTATAAGTACCATCAAGAACTTCTGCAATAGTGTACTGAGTAGTAACACCAGCAATAGTAACATCCATTGCTCCACCAGATCTTTCTGCTACAAAAGGAGAAATCAAAGGATCAGCCAATAACATTTTAGAAGCAGTTGCTAAAGCAACAGCTGGATCAATGTAAGTTTGACCATCTATACAACATACATTAGCTGAATCACCAACTGCATAAGCATTGTGATTTAAAAAACGTAATGCTGGAGTTCCTTTAACATCCATTCTTACATAAAGAGATGTACCACATGGAACACAATCAGATGCAACAGAAAGAGTAGCAGTTGATTGAACAGCAGCTACATCATCTTGTTTAGCAAGTCTGTTAATAAATTTAGGATTAATTCCTTTAGATTTTACTGATTCTTTGTATCCACCATGTCCTGGATTGTTTCCGATACTATCAGAACTATAAAAACTACCTTGTACAAAGTATACAAGTGAATCTGTTGGTAAAGCTGCACCAGTTGCAAGCGTTTGCCAGTTTGAGTCGCTAACAAGACCTGCTTGTCCTGCAGTTAAAGCTGAAGTAGCAACGCCACCAACTTCTTCTACATCAGATACAACAAAAGTCTTGCAAAATGCGTGATTAAAATAAGCCATAATTTTTAATTTTAAAGTTTAATAAATATATATAATTGTTTTTGTACTTATTGTACATATATAATATAGTAATTTTTTTTTAAGAAAGAAAGATTAATTTATATTTTGCTGAATTAACAGCATCTTTAATGATATCTAAATTATTTACTATCTCAGAATGTGGCATAACAGCTTGTAATTCATCTATTTGAACTTTCATCATTCTTAAATATTCAATAGCACCATCTATACCGGATAATGTAACAGGAGCTTTCTCAGGATAATTTAAAATTAACTCACAAGCACCTTGATATCCTTCTGCAATCTCATCTGCTAAATCAGGAAGCTTATCATAAATTTCATTCAATGCTTTATGTTGTGCATATGAACCATCACCTGTAACTTGCAAATGTAACTTGTGAAAACTTGTAGCAGCATTCATAACTTCAACAACTAAACTTGCAGTCATTGCATCTACCATTTTCATATCTGTTGATCTTTCCATCATTGATTCTTTAACAGAAGATGATCTACTTAATGTTTTTCCTTTCTTTTTTAAATTTCTTGAATAATCCATAATTAATTATTTCGGTCTGCAGAAGCTTGCCCTCTTTGTTGTTGATATATGTTTTCAATATCTCCTGCTATTAAAGCTGCAGTATCATCTAATAATAATTCTACTAAATCATCTTTAAATTCACAAGGAACATCTATAGTACTTACTTGTCCTGTATATGGATCCGTACATCCTGCAATTTGAATAAACTGTGGTTTTCTATAATATGTTAATACGGGATTGACAATATTAAAATCTTCATTTTTATAGATTCTAATTTTGTTTCCAAGAATAGTGCAAAAAGTTTCACCCCATTCAAAATCAGGATTCTTCAATGGATCTCTTAGCAATAAAGAAACATTTGCTTCTTCTGCTAAATATACTGTCATTGAACGGGGATCTGTACAACATTCGCTAGTTGCATCAGTTGTAACTCTTTTATATTCTAAATATTGATCTACTGGAAAATTATCAGTTTCAAAATATTTATTATTTACTGTACCTGTTAAAGATAATTCAATCAATAAAGGTTGTAAATCATCTATTCTTCTTTTAGATAATTCATCACCCTCCTTATATAAATTATTACCGTGTAAGTTTCTTCTACACCATTCTAATTGAGCTTTATTAAAAGCTTCTACAAATTGCCAACATTCTATGTTATCATAATCTTGACTATCAAGTTTATTAAGCCTTTGTTTTAATTTAATTTGGAGAGTGTTATTATTCATTTCCTAAAAATTTATGAGTTCCAGTATGGTTCTATCTTATTTAATAAAGATGTTAAACTTTCGTCATTCTCAGGATTCTTTAAAAATTCTAAACATTCAGAAGGAGTTTTTCCTAATCTAATACCACTATCAATAGGTTCAATCCATCCCCCTGCTTTGGTAGTAATAAATCTATAATATAAACTATCTTTAATTAAAGCTCTTATTTTTAATTCTTCCATATCTAATGAAGCAACATCTGAAAATTGTGAAGCTGCTCTTTTCTTAGATGACTCAGCACCATTACCATTAATGTATTCATCCATATTTTCATAAAGAACATCATTAGGTGTACTCTTAACATACTGAGCACTATTAGCATCACATATTTTAGCTACATACATTAACTTATTTGTATTTGTATCATATAAATTTTGTAAAGATGCTAGTGCTTTATTTCTTAACTTACTAATTTCAGTTCTAGTAGTTAATGTTTCTTGCATAGTATCTAAATAAAATTTAGGAGAATTATTTGAAGCTTTGGCTTCTTTTAATGATTTAGCTACTATAGAAAATCCACCTGCATTAATTGCATATAATTTTATTAAATCATATGGATCTGTTTCTGGATCTAAAAATACTGGATCATTTCCACATCTTAAACTAATCTTATCCCAAAATGCAGAATTATCAGGTTTCATTACCGTAAGTTTATTCCAAAAATCTTTATCTTCAGGATCAACTACATTAGCTGCTAATTCTGCTTCTAGTTGTGCAACAACTTTTCTAATTTCTTTAATTTTTGTTTTCTTTTCTGCAGGAGCAAGTTTTTTAACTTCTGGTGCAAATTCATTTAATCCTGTAACATATCTTTTAACACCGTTTATTTCTAAACATGCTAAAGACTCCTCATGAAATACTCCATCATGAAGTGATAATCCATACTGCTCTAATCCCATATTTTCCATATTAGGGTTAAAAAATGGACGTATTGCAATACTTTGATTTTTTGATTGTTGATACTTTTCTACAATTGTGTAATCTGTCATAATAAATTGGTTTGTTTAAATATTTAATAATTATTGTTAATTCAAATGTACATATATATGTACTTTATTAATATTAATATTTCTATAGCCAAGATTATCTTGACTATGGTTATTTAAATTAGATAACTATTTTTAATATTCCTGCTGTATGATATAAATCTCCTTTTGTTAATCCTGCAGTTTTTGCAGCAGCATTATCAGCATATTCTAAATCTGCAGCTCCTCTCACCCAATTAATAACAGCATTTACATGAAGAAGTCTAGCCAAACCTGTGGCATTTGTTTTATCTTCATATAAAGGATCTTGAAATTTTTGAGTCACTTCTTTTAATTGTGCCATATTATAATATTTTTAAAAGGTTAAAAAAAAGGGAGGAAGTTTTAACCGCCTCCCTTTAAATTATTATTCTTAGAATGATCCTCCAGTTACTGGGTTTCTCATTACAATTTTAAGAACTTTAGTTGGATCTTTAACCCAAATTGCAGGCATAGTCTGCGACATCATAACTCTGTAACCATTAAAGTTACCAGTTGATTGGAATCCTTGAGTTCTTCCCATGTAGTCCATAGTACCATTTTGGTAGAACCACTTAAGTTGATTATCCCAAGAAAGTTTCAACAAGTGAATGTTGTCGTTTCCTTCATCTGTAACATCAAAGATAATAAAGCTATAAGAACTTAGAGGACGACCATCAATTAATGGATTCTCTATGTCATTAGTGTTTAGATTATCAAATGCAGGGTTAAGAACAAACTTAACGTTAGCAAGGAAAGGAATAGTAAAGCTTGTGTAAGCAAAACCAAAATCAAGATCCATACCTTGTCCTGTTACTGCACCAATGTCAGAAGCATTTTGAACTAATCCAGAACCATATACTTCATCAGCAATAGCTTTGTTGATTAATTGCATACCACCGATACCAGTTTGTACAACAAGTGATCTTTGTGGATCTGGACCTTTAAATTCAACTTTTCCTTGATAGAAATTGTAAAGTTCAGATTTGAACATATCAAGAGTGAAAGAAGATTTGTTATATACTCTCTTGAAAGAGTTATCTAACTGAGACCAAAGTCCTACAGATAATCTAACGTCATCTGGACCATCTTGTTTAATTCTACCTCCCTTACCCCACATTAGGTAAGTTTCAATGTCAGTAGCAATTTTAGAAAGGTGAGCAGCTTCCATATTAGTAATGAAAGTTTTAGTAAGAGTACCATTTTCAAATGCTTCTCTTGCTCCTGATTTACCCATGCTAGCAACCAATCCTTCAATAGAAGCTACTGATGGATTATTAGAATTGTTGTCAAAGTTTCTCCAAATCTCAGTTACAGGAACTGTACCATCTGCATTCAAACCACCTTTGATCATAAGATCAGCACGGCTAGAAATAGAATAATGTACATGTGCTTCAGCTCCTCCTACAAAGTTGTAGAATTCACGGAATCCAGATCCTGTTTCAATGTCAGAAAATCTTTCACCATACTCACCACGTGCAGAACCTTTTCTAAAGAATTTAGTTCCAGAAGCTAAGTAAGCATTGTCTAGAGTTGCTGTGTTGTTGTTGTTTACTAATTGAACTGTGTAAACATATCCATCACCTGCTGGAATAATATCCTCAGCTGTAATGTAAAGTTCTACACCATTGTACTTGTCATAAGTGATAATATCACCATGTCCAAATGTTCTCTTAGAAATTTTAATTTTAAATGTTGTCCCATCAATACCTTTTGAAGTATTTCCTGGATCCATGTCTGCCACAATGTATGGAAGATCTTGTGCGATAGGGGTTTGCCATTTGTACTCACCACGTGCATTGTCTACTAAAATTGTGTTCTTTCCACCAAATGAAGCCATTTGATAAAGAGGCATTTCAACTTTTTGTGTCATTGCCCATAAATCTACTGGTCCCATATCCATTGGTTCTGCTGAACCAAGCATCTGAGTTAAGTGATAAGAATCAACGTGAGAACTTGCACTATAGCTAGTGTCTCTTAGGAAAATCCCATTGTTTAATACTGGAGTTGCCATAATTTTTAATTTTTAATTTTTAATTTATTATACATTTTGATTGATTAAATCCGTTTAAATATGTTGTTGGTTCTCTGAAGTTTTTTACCCGGTTTACTTTTTCTAACTGGCTCAGTTTCTTTTGTACCAAGTGAGTTAGAAGTACGATTAGATTGTTCTGTCTTTAATTTTCTTACAGTTTTTTCAATATTCTGTTGAGCACCTTTAGACATTATTTTTTCTTTATATCCTTTTGGGTCTTGTAATAACCATAATGCTTCTGATATTAAAGAATAATTAGGTTCAACAAATTGATACTTTTCTAATAAATGACCTAGTAGATTTGTATTTTTTCCACTAACTGAAGGATATGATGGTTGTACTAATCCATTATATAACATGGCCTGAGTCTTTTTATCTATTTTAATATCATTTATTTTACCATCTTTTAATGTATCATATACATTTTGCATGTAATGGGCAGATGCTTGTTCTTGCTGTTTCTTTTTCATTTCTTGCTGTTCAAGCTTTTGAGCAATAACTTTTTCTTGCATCTTATCTAACTTAGGTTTAAACTTAGATGCTTGTGCTTCTAACTTACCTAAATCTTTCCAAATTTCAATTTCTTCTTGAATCTCTTCAGATGTTCCATATCCTGTTGCACTAAGATATTCTGAAATAATTCTTTCTTGATCAGATTCTTTACTTATATCTAATTGTTTAGATTCTTCAACATAAGCTAAAGTTGAAAATAAACCTTTTAAATCTTGACCACCATCAGCAACATATCTTGCAGCTACTTGTAATTCTTCAGGTAAACTTTCAAAAAATTGTTTTGGAGTTTCTCTTCTAACTTGATTTGCTTTTTCTTCTAAGTTAGCTTCAATTAACTCTTCCCAATCTTTAGCTGAATATTCTTCTAATGATTTTTCATCATCAAAAGGAACAATTTTTTCATCTTTAATAAGTTTAGAAAATACATCAGATATTCCTGAAATAGGTTTTCTACCTCTTTTTTCTATTGTTTCTTCTTCTGTATCTTCATCATCTATTGAATTAATAATATCATTTGCTTCTGCTAATGTATTTTCTTTTGATTCAACTTCATTAGTTTCTTCTTTTGATTCAACTTCTTCTTCAGAATTTTCAGAAGTAGATTCATTTAAATCATTAACATCAGTTTTAGGTTCAGTAAAAGAAAAATCTACTTCTTCTCTTCCTTTAAAGATGTTATTGGTTTTTGGTTTTTCTTCTGTGGCAGATATAACGTCACTTCCAGCGGGTGCTCCACTAAAAATTTCATCAATATTAATATCTAATGTTTCTACGTTACTTTCCACAATATTTGTTTTTTCACTCATAATATTTGTTGGTTTTAATTATTACTGGTTTCTATGTATATATAATATAATACTTCTTTATTATATAAACTTAAATAATTTTAAAAAAATTAATGTTTTTTGCAGTATATAGCTAACTATGATTTTTTATCTTTGGAAGATTTAACATCATATTTATTTTTATTTTCTCTGGCTATCTCAAGATTTGTATTTGCAATCTGTAAATCAGCAGCAATTTTTTGTTTCTGAACATCTGCTTTAGAACGTTCTACCGTATTTCTAGTAGCCATCTCATCACGTTTAATATTCATTTGTTCTCTATATCTAGTAGATTCTTGAATATCTTTCATTGATTCTCTATAATCACTAACTAGGTTCTGATTAATATCAGATTGTGCTGCATATCCTGCAGATCTTATTTCTGCAATTGTTATATCTTTTTGACGTTCAAGTTCTGCATCTCTTTGTTCAACTTCAAGTTTCATTCTTGCTTCTTCAGCTTGTTGTTGAAGTTGAGCTTCTTGCATCTCACGTTGTTGTTGCATTTCTTGAGTTCTTTGCTGAATCATTTTTTGTTCAGCATCTTTAAGAATATCACTTACTTCTGCAATGTTATCAGATTTAATAATATTACCTAATTCATATATAGATGCACCGGTAGTATTATTAGTTAATGCCATTTGTTTTAACTGTTCTAATACTGCTCTATGATTTGTTTTTGATGTTACAAATACATTAAAGTCTCTTAATAATAAATCTGTACCGTTTATAATAAAATTTACTTTTTCTGCTTCTGTAGTAATATAATTCAATCTAATACTTGGATTTGTACTATGATAATACTGAGCTAAATCTGTTCTCATTTGATGAACCCTTGGCATTAAATGATCTGAATGCTGCGTAAAATATATTTCTGTTTGTGCATATGATTGCTGCATAGCATTAACAACACCAGTAGCAGTTTCAGCAGATACAGCACCGCCTAAACGTTGAGGATTAACACCAATAGCATCAAAACATTGTTGTTTAAAATAATTAGCTAATTGAATTCTAGACATCAATCTACTTGTCTGCTCCATATTAAGAGTTTGATAGTGATTAAAATTAGTAGCATTTTCTGTATTAGTAATAGAAGTATCTAAAGGTAACATCTGAAAATCTTTCATTGCAACCCATGCTTTAGAATAATTATTTTTACCCCAATCTTCACCCATTGAATGTCTAGGTAAAGCATTTTGATCAAACATAATTACAGTACCAAGCTCATCTACTAAGATATCAGCTATTTGATTATTAACCATGTTATATCCAACTTGATATGCTTTCATTAAATCAACTAATGAAGTTGATCTTGTATTTCTATCTGAAAATACTCTTCCCTCTACAGGTAATTTACAACCATATAATGATTTATTACCTTTAAATTGAAAAGGTATTCTTCCAGGAGTCTTTCTATTAATACCCAAATATATTGGTGCAGAGTCATCACTTATACCAGATCTCCATGATGTTGGAATATTTGGTCCAAGTTTAACACCACCCCATACCTCATTAATCCAAATCCAATCTATATGCTCTCCATATAATAAATTTTCTTTTGTCTTTTGTTTATATATGGATGTATCATATACACCTTTTTCAGTTATTTTATAAGTTTCATCAACAATATCTTGAATAATTTCACCATCGTCTAAAACTCTTATTAAATGACCTATTTTTCTTTGCGTCTTCCAATATATAGTTGTAACTCTCATTAAGTTACTATCACCATACTGAGCTAAGTCTTCGCTTTGATCTAATATTTGATTTACAATATCACCACCAACACCTCTATCATTAAAATAATTACTAGTGTATTGTCTATATCCTAGTGAAGGACTTTCAGTGTTCCATGAATGAGATCTGGTTGCATCATAATAAGAACCATCATTTTGATAACCATTAACTTGATATTGTGCTGATCTCGCAGGATATATTCTTTCTAATGATTCCAATTGTTTTTTATTCATTAAATATCCATATCTATCTATAGCATCAGATACAGTCATTAAATCTATTTTACCTACATAATTAGAATCAGATATATATCTCTGATCTGGAGACTTTTCATAAAATGTTAGGACAGGATTCCATAACTCTACGTCATAATCATCCTCCATCATTCTAAAATGCCAAAACTCTCTATCAGTAATAAGCATATCACGAAATGCTCTTTCCTCTAATTCAAGCATTCCAAACTTCTCTTCATCAACAGCATATTGATGAGAAGCCCATTCTTCAATTGAACTTCTATATGACTTGCTAAAATAATCTTCTATTTGAGGTAATGTTTTAATATTTTCTGGAGATAACTGTTGAGCAAATTGTTCTGAGTTAGGGTCAACTCCCATTTGAATCATTTTTGTCAATAGTTGTTTTTCTGCATCAGCAAGTAATGCAGACTCAACTTCAGCTTTTTTAAACTCAAGCATCTCATTATAAGAAGTATCATCAACAGCTCTAAATTGAACTTTATTATATCTTTTAGAAAACTCCCCAGATAATACATTTATAATATTAGGAATAATAGGATAAAATTTAAGTTCTAATGCAGAATCTTCTTCTTTTGTTAGAACATCCATTAAATCCTTATAGTCATTGTCAGGTTCTACAATATAATCAGATTTATCTATTATACCTTTAGCAAGCTTATAGTTCTTTAATAATCTTCTTGCGTTGATTTTTAAAAACTCTATACCTTGTAATTCTAGCCAGTCTAAATTCCAGGCAGCCCACTCTTCATTTTTTTGATTATATGGTAAAAACTGAACAGGTTGTGTTAAATTAGAAAAGGTAGGTCCTTCTGTAGATTTAGCACCATTTTTAAGCTGCATTGCATTAAGTACTTTCATTCTTAGTTTATTATCTTTTACTTATCTAAAATTTTTGAAACCTGATCTTTTTATCTTTGAGCTATTACTAGATCTATTACGTCCAATATTTTTAAAGGGGCTATACTTTAATTTATACAAATTTTCTGTATTATCCAAAGATTTTTGCTCTGATTCACGTCTTTTTGCATAGCCTCTGTTTGCTTGTTGAACTTTTACAAAAGCCACTAAAGCAGAAAATGCAACAAGTCTATCCACGTTAAGACCAGGATAATATGCTAACATTTCTTTAATTAACATAGGATCAGGTATTCTTTCTATTCCTAGTATGGTATTTATAATATTACCATTCTCATCTGTATCTTCATATATTGATTCTCTTATAAACTCAATAGCATATGATATGAGATGTGTTTTAAATAATGTTCCTGTATTCTTCCAACCATATTCTTGATATACACTTCTATTACTTCCAATATCCTTTAAAAATATAATTTGATTTTTAGGAACTAAATACTTTTGTTTTTTACGGGATATCATATATTGAATAAACAAACTAATATTATTCTCAACTAGTGTCCATGCATTATACCACTCAATCAAAAGTTCTAAGCGCTCATGTGTTTTATTAATATCATCAAAACGTCCACACCATGATGCCACTAATTTATCTTTTTCAATAAACTGTTCTGTATCTCCGGCTTTATTAATTCTTGTTACTTCAACAGCATTCTTATAAATAAAAATACTACACAATGAATCTGATGTTGTTGTTTTACCTTCACCAACAGGGTCAATAGATCCATAATATGCACCAAAATCAGCATTGGGTGTTGGTCTTTCCCAAACTGTAATTGCTCCAGTTTTATCTTGCATCTTTTTATCCACTGGAAATTTTGATATTGGTAACTTGGAAGTTCTTTTAGCAACAATACCTGTTTGATCTCTTTCTAATTCTAATAACTCATAAGGATATTCTTTATCAGTAATTTTCTTTTCTTGTATTGATAATATACCTTGTGGAAATATAGATTCTTTTCTATATGCAAAAGCTTCTTTAATATTTGTTGGTTTTTGTGAAATACGTAACTGATATTGCTCACCATCTAATTTAGCTTTCCATTCTTTTCTTTCTGTTAAGATAGACTCTAATGCTTCTTTAACTAATGAGTTTCCATATTCATCAATATATGGAGGCATAGACCACTGTTCTGGTATAAATAAACCTGCAATACCTATAGCACCTTCTGCATCTAATAAATTAGTTTCTATACCGTATATATCATTTGCTTCCGGATTTAGTATCATCTCCTTTAATGGATTACACTGATCTAAATCTCCTACAGAACCAGCAGCAATAAACATACCTGTAGTAATCATACCTGAAGACATTGCAGGACGCAAGTACTCATATGTTTGCATCATCTTAGGAGCAATACCTGCTTCCTCATGAAAGAAATAAGTTGTTGGACCACCAACACCTGTTGTTGCATTTTTCTCAAAAGAAGCACCTTGTATTTTAGATTTAAGACCTCTGGATGTTTTTCTATTACCAACCCTAACTTCAATCTGCTGTTGCCATAACAAAACTTTTTCTGGATTACTAGGCCTATACCAAGCAGTGTGCTCATTTAAAAATGTCTTGTACTCATCTAAAAATTTCCATGAACCTTTATCATTAATATAATCTTTTAGTGACGCACCAATCTTGCACGTACTACCTTCTTCAAACCAATATGTATTAATTATCTTACCCATATGGAAGTAAGAAGAAGCAATCTGACGTTTCTTCAATATTGCAGAATGTTTATAATGCAGTTCTGCTAATAGTTCATATAATGCCATATGATATTGAGCATCTCTAACCTTAGCAAAACCATACTTCTTTTCCTCCTTATCATATATTGGTAAGAAGTTTAACCACATATAATAGTCTCTGGTTAAATACCAAACCTTACCATTATCTTTATAAATAACTCCGTTGCGGCACTTATCTTTTTCTGTTTCCCAATATGTTTTAAAATCTTTTGATCTAAAAGGTTTATTGCAATAAAAACCTTGATTATTAAAAATTCTAGCCTGTTTATTAAATTCATAAGACATACTTGTAAACCCGTACTCACCAGGTTCACTAAATATACCTAATATAAATTCTTTAAAATGTTCATAGGTTAAAAAATCAGTTGTAGACCATTCATTATTTTCATATGTCAATATTGATTTATACATTCTTTATAATTGCAAATACATCTCCTTCATTAATTAATAAATGTTCTTCATTATCGTGCATCATTGTTGTTGGTAAACAATGATCACTATATTGAATCATATCACCTATATTAATTTCTGTAACAGATTTACCTACACCTACAACTATACCTTTATATTCTTTTTTTCTAGCTGTATCAGGAATAATAATTTCTGTACCTGCAAAATATTTTTCAGCTTCTTTTTGTTTAATTAGAAGTTTTGCTCCTACTGGTATTACTTTTTGACTCATTTTTATTTGGTTTTTTATTATTAACTTGTTTTAATTCTTTTTTATTAAATTCTGATTCATCCCAATAACAGAAAAACCATTCATCTTTTTTACTATTCATGTTACATTTGATCATAAGCTAATCCTGCACCTCCACGTACTTGACTTTCTTGCTCTTGTTTCATATCACTAAATGCTCCTTTATAAGATTGTCTTATTTGTTCAAACTTAGCGGCAGCATTAACCATTGAATTAATATTTCCATCTCTACCATGTTCAATAGCTGTAGTTTCCATATACTTAGCTAATCTATCTAACATAGATTTAATACCTACATATGCTCTGTATGTTGGTGTTTCATAAAGTTTCTTACACATGTCTAATGCATATCTTATTTTACCATCTTCAGGAGATTCTTCTAATTGAACTTCTTCAATTATAATATCTTCTTTTTCATGCTCAGGTAAATTAAAAAATGGATTCATGTCAGGATTAGGACAAGACATATAAAAGATATATTGATAAACTTGTAAATAGTTATCTGGATATTCATCCATTATAACTTTTAAAAAAGGTAATGCATAACAATGTTCTGTTGGAACTACTTTATTATTTTGTATATCAAATAATTTTACTATCATAATTTACTATCTTTTAACCACATTATTAAACTATTAACTTCATCTTTTAAGTATGGTAAATCATATATCTTGATTTCTTCTAACACAGGTTCACCATTAATATGCTCATTAATTGGATATCCATTTGCATCCTCACCAACTTGTTTAAACTTTACATGTTGAATTGTTAACTTTCCAATCTTTAATTTAGGATTGTGCTTTTTAATAATATACGCATAAATACTCAATTGTAAATTATAATGATTTAAATTACAATCATCTAAATGATTAATAGGTTTATACATTTTTTTAGTTATACCCTCCCAATTAGTAAATCCTTTTTCTTTAATTTCTTTATTTGTTTTATAATCATTAATGTTTATATATCCATTTACAACTTCAACAACATCTGCTTGACCGCATAAACCAACAGACTTTAAATATACTAAATGCTCAGGATATACCCCTTCTTTTAACTTTTGTTCTGGAGCCATTTTTATACCTTCCTCATTTACTAAAGGTTTTATAATAGGTACTTGAACTCCTTGTCTTTCAATAGTTTTAAAATCAAGCATATCAGCTTCTCTTTGATTATGATAAAAGTTACCTAACTTAATTGCTCTATTTGTTTCATTGTCCCAAGCATCTAGTATTTCCTTTGGAGTCATACCATACCACTTTGACTTTTTATTTTTAGAAGACTTTTTTGCTTGTCCTTCTCTATCAAATTTAGGTTTAAACATTCCTATAAATGAAGTAACACTTGTCCAATCAATTTTATCTTGATCAATACTTTCATACAAATGTCCTTCTTCTTTAAATACTATTGCCATTTTGCTATATTTAATTTGTAAAAGTTGTATACCAATTATAATAATCTTCTATACTATAAAGATTTGATGTTGATATATTTTTTTCTACTTTGTTTTTTTCTGTAGTTTTACCTGTCATTTCTTTAAACGCACTTGCTTCTGCTTCTGCTTTTAATAAAACTATTGCAGCTTCACATGTTATTAGTTCGTACTTTAAAAGATCTTCTACTATTTTTGTTACAGTCATAATTTTTAATTTTTTTTATTGTTCATTTATTTGTTTTACTATCATTTCTTCTGCTTCTTCTGTAGTAACAGCATTCCAAAATTTTTTAGGACATTCACTAGATAATGATCTTAGCTTAAATTCTAAACTACACCCACAATCTGAACAACATGGTTGTGTTTTTGGAACAGCACATTGTGTACCTATATCATCATAAAAACTACAATTAACACATATCTTTTGTCTTGATGTTGCTATTGCTTCAATATGATCTTTTTTAAATGTATTGTTCTTAATACCCTCAAGTATTTTATCTGCGTTTTTAAAAGCTCCTAGTAGTTTATTTACTCTGTTTGCCATATTTCTTTTCTATAAATTTTCTTTTATTATCTTTATCTTCTAAAAGCTGTTCATAAGCACTTGTCATAATATTAATATTTTCTTGTATTAATTCACTCTTAGTGTATCCATTGTATGTTCTTTTTGTAAGATTACCCAGTTTGCTTTTATATACTTTAATTTTATTTTCTAATTTTTTATTTCTCAAATAAAATGTTCCTAAATTATCTATATATATTCTTGGATAAACTAAATTAGATAACGAACTTCTAACTTTAGAATAATAAAAACTTACAAAGTCATCAACAACTTGTTTATGAACTCCTACTTCTTCAGCTATTCCTTCTTTAAATATTTTATGACTCTTGGGGTTCACTACCTAATATTTTATAATCTAATAATACATAACCATCTGTTTGAACATTAATAATATCATTAATTGATATTGTCTTTTTGTTCTTACCTTTTTTTAAAATAAGTTTCTTTTTAGTAATTTTATTTATTGCATTTCTAGCTGATTGTGAACTTTTAAATATTTTTTTATCAGTAAGATGTATACAAAATTTAGTTATTTCGGTATTAGGATTTTTTGCTAATTCAGCTATACAATCTAAATCAGAAATACTCAATTGTATACCTTCAAAAAAACAATATGTTAATATTTGAAATTTTATTGTTTTATTAATATCAACTTTTAATTTTATATCTACTTTGTTTACTGTTGCCATAATTATAATCTTAATATCATTTCAACTAACTTGTCATGAGGATAACAATCTGTTTTATCTTTTCTTACATTAGTATGAGTAAGTAAACCTTTTACTTTTCCTAAATATGCATCTTCATGAAAATCAAATGCTTTATTAGCACCATACTTCTTAATCCATTTTTGCAATCCTTCTCTAATATCAATATTGTCTCTATCAGCAATATACTTTAACCACTTCTCAGTTTCTTCTATCTGTTTATCTGAGTAATTATGCCACTTTAAATATCCTCTAAAAGGTTTATCTAATGTATATATTTCAGAATCATTAACTAAACTTCCAAAATATGTTTTGTTATTTTTATCTAAATAACCAGTTGAACATAACTCTAAACCAACTGAATGTCTATTCATGTGTCTGGATCCTGTTTTACCAAGATGCCATCCTTGACCGCCATCAGGAAATGCTTGAACCATAACACCATCATATTCGTTTATATCAAACTTGTTATGTGATCTACCTCCTAATACAAATTCAGTGGCTATTCTACCTCTGGAATCTTTAGCCCAATGATCAATACACTTATATGGATTATTCCTACCAGCTGTATGATGAATAAAAACATATTCATTCTTTATAGGCCCATTTATATATTCCCCTTCAGGTAAATAATGTTTATGGATTAGTTGATTATACTCTGTTATAAAATATTGTTTAGAAGTATCACTGTCTAATTCAGATTCTAAATCTAATATAAACTGCCAAGTTTGTTCACTTGGATTACCTGTTATAACTAAGTTATTTTTTTTCTGAAACTCTTTTACTTTAGCAATAGTATTAGGCCCATACAAACCATCTGGTTTAGCACCAACAACTTTTTGTAAAATCTTAATATTTTGTTTAGTAAGATCCATCTTAATCTTCTTTAAAGTTTTTAACAGCCTCCATAAATGCTTTAGCTTCTTCATTAGGTTCTTGACCTTCTGGAGTTTCAGCAAAAGCCTGCGCCATAAATGTTTGTGCTTGTAATCTTTCAGCTCTAGATTTTTCAATACTAGCTAAAAGCTCTTCATACTCTGCCTGAATTTTAAGATGTGGTAAATTATCTTTGTAAAATTTTGTGATCTCTTCTCTACGTTTCTTTAATTCTTCCGGAGAAAGATTTGAATTTTTTTCATCTAATTTTTTACTCATAATATTTTTATATAAACTTGTTGTTTACAAATCTATACAAAAAATATTTAAATAAAAAAAGTTTAATTTAAAATTGATAATTTCTTAAGCCTCCTCTACATCCTCTTTTACTATTTGACTTACATTTATTACTTTTTAGTTTTTGAGGTTTGCTTGTATCAGGTTTTTTATCACCTAAATTTTGAAAAAAACTTTTTATTGCTTTTCCCATTTGAGCTTTTTTAAGATCTCTTTGATCATTGTAATATTTTAACGGATGTATTTTTTTATTTTTCATAGTTTTACCATTTTACTTTATTTGCCCAATAAGCTGCTGACATTTTACCTTTTTTTATATTTTTAGCATGTCTAGCTTTAAACGATGCTCTTTTCTTTTTCATTTTAGCTGACTCACCCGCTTTAGGTTTACCAGCTGTACTAGCGCCTTGTTCACCAAAACGAATAGTCTTAACCTTATCACCCTGCTTAGCTACAACAATATGAGACTTTTTTGGATGTCCTGGTGTACGTTTAGGTTTATTGTACCCAGATACTCCCGCTCTTGCTAATCTACTATCTTTTTTCTTAGTTGCCATAATTAATGTGCTTTAGCCTGTATAACAATCCACTCTGTACCATCAGACCAAATAGATACACCTTCATATCTTTTAGAAATCTCAAAATTAGCTCCACCATCTATAGTATCTCCCAGAGCTGCAGTAATAAAAACTTTATCTTGTGCTCCATTATCTAAACTACCGTCTGTAATAATTCTTATGTTTCTATATGTTAATGAAGAAGCAGGTGGTAAATTAAGAATGTAGTCTCCACTTCCAAGACCATCCCAAGATATATCTATTAAATTATAATTAGTTGGCATTGTAGAAGATCCTCCAGCACCAGCTAAAAGATTAAAAGGTTCTAGTGTGACTAGTTTAGAAGTATTGTTGTTTACAAAAGATACTAGGTCTTTTGCTAATATTAATTCTGTATCTACCTTTGGATTTGGTTTTAATCTTTCATGAGGTGTTTCGTATCTAGATATAATAAAATAATCATCTAGTTTAGGTGTTTTAACTTTCTTTCTTGAAAGCATACCCATCATGTCTTGTAATATTGTACTCATCTTTTCTTTCCTTTATGCAGACCATGTTTAGCAAATTGTTTACCTTTTTTAGTGGCTGCTCTTTTCTTTTTGTTAGCCGCAGCTAATTTCTTTCTACCTGCTGCAGTACTTTTTAATTTAGAAATAGTTCTAGAAGGTGCATATACCTCACCAGTTTCAGAAGACTTTTTACCAGAAGCAGTTCTCCATTTTTGTTTGGTCCATCTATCTAAACTCTTTTGTCTTTTAGTTTTTGTAGATCCACCTTTTTTATAGACACTTTTAGCCATTGGCTTTGCTGCTTTAGTTTTTCTAGCTTTCATTTCTTTTTACTTTTATATCCTCCACCAGCAGCTTTATATTGTTTAGCTAACATTTGAGCTTTACGTGCTGACCATTGACCAGGTGCACCACCTTTACCACCAGCTTTGATAGAATTAAATAATCTCTTACGCATTCCAGGTTTAGTATAATTACCTGATGCATTAACCGTACTCTTTTTCTTTGTTGTCTTTTTTAACGCCATATTATTTTTTCTCTGTATCAAACAATGCGTATTGACTAATTCCTTTCTTAGCCTTAAAAACATTATTGTGTTCGACCAGTTTATAACTATTCTCTCCAAGCTTAACCCAGTAATGATTATTTGGAGCCTTCACCCTTGTCTTCATCATTTAACTTTTGTTGTAGTTTTTGAATCTCAATTTTATTCTTCCCCTGTAGTTTTAACTTTACGATCTCTTTGATTATTTTTTCTTTCTTCATTTCTTTATGTATTCTTTTATTTCAACACATTTTTCATAATCTTCTTTATCTTCATAATGCTGTAACATAATCTCTACAATCTCATCTTCTATTTCTGATTCTGGATCATGCGCAAAAAAATTTACATTATAATTCTCATCACCAAATTTATCACCTTTCCCATCCATTATCTCCTCAAAGGTATATTTTTTAGTTAAAACCAAATACGAATTATATAAAGCATTATCAACTATAAGATCCTCATATTCCTGCATATCTATAAACTCTTCATTTGATCCTCCAATAGGAGGGATAGGCATTCCGTTGTTATCTTCAAAATTCATATTCCCTACTACAATAATATACAATTTTTTTTTCTTCTTATCAAGAACTATATCCCCGGTATGTATATCAAAAAACAATATCCCCCGTGGTACACCTAGCCCATGCAAATAAACACTCACATAATGGTATTGGTAATTATCCATGTATTGCATTGGCGTTGGGTATAACAAAACTAATCCCCAACAATTTTTTGAGACACCTATACCCCCTATGGTTAGGTTGTAACAGAAACAAAATGTCAAATAACAAGGCACTGTTTTTTGTGTGTGGAAAATGTAAGTATTTCTACACT